GGGCCGATAATCTGGTCCTCTCCACTGGCCACGGCAACCACGAGGTCCCCGATAGCCAGACCATCAACGGTCCCGGGGGTCGTAACGGTCACATTGATTGAACCGCCATTCCCGTTCCAAACGTGAATGAACATCCGACCGCTGTTAGCGATGTCGTGACCATCAGCGTTTGCGGCCGAGTAGGTCGGGTCCAGCCCGTCCCGGCTCATCGTTTGAACTGCTAATGTAGTCTTTGCCATTTTTTACTCCTCTAGTAAATAGGTTCTGTTTGCCATCCTGAATAATCTGGGCTTGGTGGCCCAGACTCTTGTTCCGGGCCGCCCTCCTCGGTATTTTTGTTGTTGCCTCCCTCCCCAAACATTTGAGCCATCGCCGCTTGGGCCTCGGCCTGAGCCTCTTTGACTTTTTTCTTGGCCGTTTCCTCGTCCTCGTTGAAATTTCTCATCCTGAACTCGACCTTGGACATGATACCGCCCGTGACCATCTGTAAATCCTGAGCCAGCTGGGTATCCTTATCAACGATAATCGAGTCATCGAACGTGAACACGGGCTCATAATCCCCGTCGCCGCCCAAGCCCTCGAGGTCACACCAAGCGTCCATCGCCTCGAGTAATTGGGTCAGAGCTTTTTCTAGTGATTTCTGGGTATCGGTGATAGTTGCCGCTGACCGCTGTTTTGAGGTCTTGATTTCGGTGGCCGTCTTGTCAACGTTCTGGGGGTCGGAGATGGTCCCATAAGCCAAACCGCAAGTAAACTCGATTTCCTTGAGGATGTCATTCAGCCCGGCGGCCAGCTCAATTCGCCTGAGCTCCGGGGACCAATCTTGAAAAAAGTCACCCTCCATCGACCCGGTTTCCAGCGTCCGGTAGAGCTTTTTATGAGGCAATACCGGGTCACCCTCGGAATCCTTGCCAAAGGCCAGCACGTCCACGTAAAGAGCTCGTTCCCCGGATTCAAATTCCCACATCAACCGGGTCCATTGTAGGTCAGCCTGTTTGATTTGGTCGGTTGCCCGGGAGTAGCATGACACTCCCAGCGGTGAGGCCGTGTCAATGTTATTGGCCAGAGGATACTTGAAATAAGCGTATAACGGGAAATCAATCCCCTCGATAAACGCCTCAGATTCCAGCTCGGCCCAGTCCGGGACCTCGTTCAGCTCGACCTCAATGCCCAGACTGTCCTCGGCCTCAGACCTGTAAGCCTTGTTCTGAACCAGATATTTCGGTTTAGCGTCGGATTTCGGGTCCTCCCGGAATTGGGAGTCGTGACGCTCTAATCGAGTGTAATAATATTTTCCGATGAGTCGTTGGTCCACAAATACGCAAGAGGTGATATTCCCGGAGCTGTCAAAATTGACCGGGTAAAACTGGTCAGCCTGAACGACGTCAACCAGAATCTCGTCATTCAGGACCCACGGCTTGAAAATCAAACCGCCCTTTGCACATCCAAATTCGACGGCCGTCCGGATTTTATCCATCAGGGGTTCCAGTTGCTCGGCCAGATATTCGGCCCGGCCCCCATCCCCTAAGTCCACCTCCATCTCGATTGTGACGGTCCGGGCAATCTCGGCGGCAATCGCCGCTGGGAGATTCAACGATAACACGTTGTCAGCCAGCCACCCGGCCGAGTTTTCATACATCTCGACCCAGAGGGTCAGAGCATTTATCATTTCAGAGCTCAGAGCAACATCAATGCTCAAAGCCTCTTTGATGTTTTTTTGGTCAATCATCAATATCCTCCTGAACCAACTCAGGACCCTTTGGAGCCGTGAGGCCATGTTTTATTCCTTATTCAGCCAGCGTTTCAAAATCGTAAATGATGGTCATCTTGGCGTCGTCGTCCATCACAACATAAAGCGAATCGCTGTAACGGATGTTGAAATCCACACTTCCCCCAAGATGTTCCAGCTTGGTCTTGGCGATAGGAACGCCGTCGTCATCAGGGTCCCCGTCCCAGAGCTCGATTTCCCCGTCCTCTGTGCACGGAATAACCCTTATCAGGATTCCCGGGACCGGACTGATTATCACATCGTCCTTGGGCCCCTCCAAGTAAACGAAATCGCTGGCCGGGACCAGAACAACCTCATTGGCCAATACACCTGATTCCAGTAGCTTTGCCATGTTATTCTCCTTTATTGGCCACGCCGTACCCAGATTCGGTTCGTGGCATATCTGACAAAATCGATGGCGTGATTGTTTTTGTCCGGGTAAGCCGTGATGTATTCGCCATCTTTATTCGTTTCGTATTCGTACTCCTCAAACTCCTGAGCGGCATAAGGGCATCGGTCCGGGTCAATCACGATGGCCACCAGCGATTGTAACCATTTCATTGAATACATGACCGACTCAGGTCCCTTTTCGGCCGCCCGGGCCTGAGCTCCATAATCCCGGAAGTCACCAATCGATTTCGGTTCAGCTGAATCACAAATAACAGTCAGGTTGTCCGGGACCGTCTTGAGTTTCCTCTTATCATCCGGGTCCTTGACCTTGACCGAGAACCCAGCCTCGAGCTTGTATTTTTGAATTTCCTCGTAGAACCGCCTGTTCCCCCATTTCCATCCCCGGAGCTCACCATAGATATATAGGGTCCGGCGTGGAACGTCAAAATAAACTCGACCATAATGGCACGGGTCCGGGTAGTATCCCCAGTCCAGCCCATCCAGCGGCCGCTCGAATTGACTGATTTGCTCATCGGTGATTTCCTGTAATTTGAGATTCTCAAAAACGGTTCCCCCGGTCCCGACGGCCAGCCCCATGTACTCGTGGTCATAAGCCAGAGGGTTCAGTTGCTTGAGGTCCTCGGCCTCGTTCAAAAAGACTTGACCCAGCCAGTCCTCGGGCACGTCCAGATAAGTTGAACGGTGAACCAGCCGCCCGGGCTTTTTTCGTTTTTCCTCTTTGTTGACCCAATTGTTCAACGACCGGGGAGGGTTGTAAGATTTGATTTGGATGGCATCGGACCCACCTCTCATCGCTGACTGGACGATGGACCGTACATCAGCGTCGCCGCCAAACTGGTCCAGCTCCTCAAACCAGAGGATTCCGATGTAGCCAAACCGGGGTTTGATGGATTTGATTTTCAACGGGTCATCAGCTCCCCGGAAATAAATCTTTTGCTCGGTCGGGAGATAGGTCATCTCCAACGGGTTTTTCGTGGTATGGAAATCATCGGTCACCCCAATCATATCGATGGCCCATTCCAGTTGTGAGAACACCGAGTCCCGGAGCGTTGCGGCCACTTGCCTCAGAGCCAGCCCGTGGACCTCCGGGTTATTGATGAGTTGCATAATAAAAACCAAACTGGCAAACGAGGACTTGGTTGAGCCTCGGCCGCCAGCCAGCACGTACTCAGCATATTTGTTTTGCTCGATGGCCTGATAAACTTCCGTGAACGCCGGAGCGATGGTCCCGATTTTGAGCTCAATGTGTCTGGGCTCAATAGCGACCTCCTCGGCCTCCTCTTTTTCGGTCCAGCCCCGGGTCCGGCCTTTCGTCTTGAGAGCATATATCTGAGCGGTCACGTTCCCGGCCAGAGCGTTCTCGAGTAAAGCGTTTTCCACGAGGTCCAGAAAAATATCGTTAGCGTCCCGGTAGGTTTCCCGGACTGATTTGAATTTGTTGACGTAAGAATGAACAGTCGTTCGAGAGCATCTGAGAATCTTGGCCGCCGTGGTCAGATTTCCCTTGGCCTCAATGATGGCCTTGGCAACCTCAGACTCAGTGAACTTCATATCCAGCTGATAAGTCAGGGCCGATTCGGCCTTGAGGTTTTCCATGTCCATCCGGAGATTCGGGTCACCATTCACAAAGCGTCGGACGGTTCGGTCGCTCACATCTAAAAGTCTTGCGGCCGCCGCCATATTTCCCCCGGTATGCTTGAGAGCTCTCAACACGACATCATAATCCAGTAGCTTGTTAGCCATCGGTAGCTCCTAGCCTTTTTTAGATGGTACGCTCCATCCAGAGCCTTTTTTTATTGTGTTCAGGGTTGCCGGACAAATCGTTCAGCGTTTCCGGTCAGATTCATTATACACTAAAAAGATAGGGACCCCAATAAATTGAGGTCCCTTTCCATAGGAGGAGAAAGCGATAGAGTGCTTTCCGATTCCATTATAATCACAATCTAGTCACGGTGTCAAATACAGTTTCAGCCGGGCGTCAGCGTTTCGGGCCTCCCGGGCTCGGAGCTCTTTGGCCTCCTCTCTTGCCATCGTGTCAACGGCCTCGAGTAGTGTTGGCCAGTGGAGTTGGAATAAACCGTACTTGGTCCAGACCCCAACGTCCTCGGCTCCAACCATCTTTGTCATCCGTATCTTTTCTTTTTCCCGGCGTTCCCGGGTGATGTCAATGACCAGTGGAATTTCCATGATTCCACTATACCATAATTTTTACCACTCCACCCGGACCGACACCTTGGGCCAGCGTTTCAACCGGGCCCGGAACCAGAGATAAATCTTTTCTGAGCATTTCCACCATCGACCAAATACCAGCACATGATAGGTTCTTTCTCTCATCGGTTGTCCTCCCTCAATCATAAAATCTTGTCTTATCCCAGCCACAATGCTCACACGGGAGCGTGGTCGTTGGCCTATCGCAAACCGGGCAAATACCTTTTATTGGTCTGGGTTGGTTTAGTACCTTTTCGATATAATCAAGGA